ACTTCAATAGTACACTACTTCTTATTTCGTGTCCACTTATTAGGATACAGTCCAAATCACTATAAAAAGCACTGGCTTGCCGCTTACTGGGAGAAAAATGGAATAACTGTTATCCCTACAATATGCTGGAGCGACAATAAAAGCTTCGAGTGGTGCTTTGACGGCGAACCGAAGGGAAGTGTGGTTGCAATCAGCACAAAAGGAACACAAGGTAACGAGCTTTCAAAAGAACGTTTCTATTCAGGCTATTACCAAATGTTAAAGCGTCTAGAGCCTTCCGCAATACTTCTATTCGGCAGGAACCCAGGCGCCTTAGACGGAAACGTTATAGAGATGGGATACGAATTCAATAATATGACATTGAAGCGGTGATGAGCCGCTTTTCTATTTGGAGGAAAGTATGGGAGGACGCGGCGGAGGAAGTGGTCGCGGCGGAGGAGCTGCCTCGGCAAGACGGGACCGTGAAAAAACCGATCACCTAGCTAGTGATTATGTCGGACAGCTTAAAGGAATAGAAATGCTGATGAAAGAAACGGGACTATCGCCAAATGAAGCGGAAAAGACGTATTTTGCATTAGCAAGTTATTTTGGAAGCGGTTATTCCTCAATTCGCGCAGGGCACCCACCTAGCGCCATGGAGAAAGCAAAGCTAATTGACAACGCACTCAAAAAAGCGAGGGCGTATAAAGGTGAAATATACCGAGGCATACACTTGGACGAATCAACTTATAGCGAGTGGTCAAAGAATCTGCAGAAGGGCGCAACTATTGACATGAAGGGCATTAGCAGCTGGAGCAGCAACCATAAGGTTGCCGAAACCTTTTCTAAATCCAGTTATGGGCAATCGGTGATATTTAAGCTAAAGAACACAAACCACGCTGTGCCCGTACAACACCTTTCTTCATTTGGGAAAGGAGAAGCAGAGGTGCTGGCACCGTCATTTGTAAAATACAAGGTCAGTAGTTTTGTAAAGCAGGGAAACATTACATACGTCAATCTTTCAGAGGTTGGATAAAGGAGAATACTATGGCAAAACAAACATCTATCGGCACCCGTTGGGGACAGGATAAACCGCCTGTTATAAAACCACCGAAAAAGCCGATACAAAAGAAATAAAACAGAGAAAATGACCCTATTCCCCACAGGGGATAGGATAATCAAGTTTTAAGCATTTTCTCTCGAAAAAGGTCATTTCTTGCAAGGGGAAGGGGGGGGTAAATTGTCCCAGAATAGGGACAACTGAGCGGGGGCGCAGTCTCACGCGAAAAAAAACCGATTTCAAGAGGGGTATAAGAGGTAGCTCTTATACGTAGTATAAGAATCATTGTAAGACTTGAAAACAATCAAGATTTTTTCAAGTTGGGAGGAAAATATGTCAAACGGACATGGCGGGTCAAGGGTCGGTTCAGGGAGGAAAAAGACGGCTATTGTGGAAAGGATAGCCGATGATACTTACAAGAAAAAGATTGAGGTACTCAAGGTAGATAACGAGCTTATCGGGAACGATATGCCCGAGCCAAGTCAATATCTTTCTCAGCAAACCAAAGGCGCCAGCGAAAATATCGGCAAAGCGGTGTATGAAAAAACCTGGCGTTGGTTGCAGGAACGAGGCTGCGACCAGCTAGTCAATCCGCAGATAGTGGAGCAGTACGCAATGTGCATTGCGCGGTGGATACAGGCAGAAAACGCAGTCCATACCTTCGGCTTTCTTGCCAAGCATCCTACAACGGAAATGCCCATTGCAAGTCCGTACATCAAAATATCGCAGGATTTCCTAAAGCAGAGTACAAATTTGTGGTTTCAAATTTATCAGGTTGTAAAGGAAAATTGCACCGAGCCTTACGGTAAAGACGAAACGGATCCGATGGCGATATTACTAAATCAGCAGCCGCACGGAGGATTTAAAGTTTAAAGAAGATATGCGTCGTGATGCTTTGTCAGCCGTCTGTCGGCTTCGGGTCATGTATTTTGATATACACTTCCCTTGCCGGCAGGGCGGACTTCCTCGCCTGACTCGCATCTCTTCTTTAAACACGTTTTATTTTACATGGAGGAATTGTCATAAATGAATATAGAAAAAATAACAATCGAGAGGCTGAACCCTGCCGGATACAATCCGCGTAAGGAATTGAAGGCGGGAAACGCGGAATACGAAAAGCTGAAACGCTCCATAGAGACCTTCGGCTATGTTGAGCCGGTCATATGGAACAAGCAAACAGGGAACGTTGTCGGAGGGCATCAGCGGCTTACTGTGATGAAAGACCTTGGATATAAGGAAGTCGACTGCGTTATCGTTGACCTAGACGAACCGCATGAAAAAGCCTTGAACGTTGCTCTCAACAAAATTCAGGGTGAATGGGACAACGGAAAACTGAGTGCGCTTTTAACGGACTTAGATAGTTCCGCGTTCGATGTATCATTGACCGGCTTTGATGCAGCAGAGATTGACGAACTGATGGATGCTTTCTATTCACGCGAAGCGTTACAGGACGATTTCGACGTAGATAAGGAGCACGCGGAGATCGCCGCTAAAGGCGCGGAAACTAAAATCGGAGATATCTGGAAGCTAGGCAGGCACACGCTCATGTGCGGCGACAGCACCAGCGCAAAGGATTTTGAAAAGCTGATGCATGGCAGAAAAGCACAAATGGCGGTAACCAGTCCGCCGTACGGAGTAGGCAAGGATTATGAGCAGAAGGGTATAGAGCCTTGGCGCGAGACGATGAAGCCGGTGATAAAAAATCTAACCAAATACGCCGGCATAATCTGTTGGAATATCATAGACCTTTACAGCACAGGCACGCAGTTCATTGAACCGACCAACGCCTATTCTACAGAAATGTTCGCTGAGTGCGGCTATCGTCCAATATGGATACGTATTTGGAAAAAGCAAGGGATGAACTTTGGTGTCGGGCCGTATCACCTTGTTACCAACAAGCCTGTTCAGCAATACGAATACATAACGGCATACGGAAATAAGCCAGAACCGGAATATAACGATCAGGAATATGTTTGGCTGTCCGCTTATGCCGGACACAGCTACCAGTTTGTAAAACGGCTGACAAAGGAAGAGCGTAAAAAATGGGGCTATGCCGGTATATGGGAAATGACAACGGTCAAAGCCAACAGAGAACATCCGGCAATGTATCCAGTTGAGCTTCCCTGGCGATGCATCAAAATGCACAGCGACAAGGACGGTATCGTCTTAGAACCGTTTAACGGCAGCGGCACGACTATCATTGCTTGCGAACAGTTGGACAGAATCTGCTACGCAATGGAAAAGAGTCCGGAGTATTGTGACCTTGCAGTAAAACGCTGGGAGGAATTTACAGGGCAGAAAGCGCAGAAAACATAAAAAATCCCTTAGGATAATACACCTAAGGGCAAAAGATGATTCTTTTCTGTAGAATTATTTTATAATAAATTTTATAGATATGTCAAGAGAAATAGCGGATTAGGGAAGACGTTATGTTGAACTGTATGACATATTGTGTTATTATTGAAATATGAGAACTACAGAAGAAATTTGTAAATATATTATAGATAATGAGAAAACAATACTTTCAAACTTAAAGCCAAAAGCAGTATCTGATTATTTGTTTATTGTCCAAAACGTTTACAATGACAATATTTCGAACAATAAGTCATTTCAGAAAACCTTTAAATCCTTTTATGGGTTAAACACCGCTGGCTTAACGGAAGAGTTTTGCGAAAGATATTTCAACATCATGGAAAACTCCAAAACTAGTATTGTTGCGGTGGAAGACATTGTCTCTGATCTATATACAATTAAAAGGAAAAAAGGAGACCATAGCATACAGTTCTCATTTGCTACAAAGCTCATAAATACATTGAACTGTGAATATCCAATTTATGATTCCAAGGTAAGGGTACTGTTTGGCTTAAAGAACTTACAAGGACAGTATAAAGATTGTAAAACCGCTCTTGGGAATTATAATGCGCAGCATAATTACATAAAAACCACAATCGCTAAAATTATAGAAAATAACATGTTGCATGCTGTAATACAAAAGTTTGATAATATGTTTTCTTTTGCAAGATCAATATCAATAGTGAAAAAAATAGATTTTATTTTTTGGGAAGCAGGAAAACTTATAGATAAAGAAACAAGAAGAAGATAACATCGATAAATGGAACGATAAGGGTTAAATTAGATTAATTTAATGAAACCAATATTTATTTAAGAACAGTAAGAAAACATTTAAATTCTTTCGAAATTAAGTGTTTTTCTTCGATTTTACACTAGACTTATGGTGTTCTTTCCGGTATTGTTGTCCCTACCAAAAGCAAGGAGGCAAACACCATGAAAACACAAAGATTCGGACTGGAAATCGAGTTCACAGGGATAACAAGAGCGCAGGCAGCTAAGGCGATAGCAACAGAACTGCACGCAAGCGAAAGCTACGAGGGTGGCAGCTACAGCACCTACGCAATATGGACGGAAGACAATAGAAAATGGAAGGTCATGAGCGACGCGAGCATCCTCCCCGAAGCGAGCCACGGCGGATACGCAGGAAGCGAACACAAATGCGAGTTCGTAACACCGATATGCACCTACCAAGACATCGAAACGATACAGGGCATCGTAAGAGCGATAAGGGCGGCAGGCGGCAAGGTCAATGACAGCTGCGGACTGCATGTACACATCGATGCAAGCGAGCATACCGCAAAAAGCCTCAAGAACATCGCCAACATCATGGCAAGCAAAGAAACCCTGCTGTTCAAAGCGCTGGAGGTAAAAGCGGAAAGAGCAGAAAAATGGTGCAAAAAGGTCGAAGGCAAGCTGCTGGATGACCTCACCAAGAAAAAGCCAAAGACGCTGGACGAAGTAAAAAGGATATGGTACGAGGGCGGCGACGGAAGCGCACAACACTACCACAGCAGCAGATACCACGCACTAAACCTCCACAGCGTATGGCAGAAAGGGACGGTTGAGTTCAGAATGTTCAACAGCACACTGCACGCAGGCAAGGTAAAAAGCTACATACAACTGTGCCTGGCGATCAGCCACCAGGCAAAAACGCAGAGCAGTGCAACAAGACGCGAAACAATAACAACCAACGCAAAGTTCACCTTCCGCACCTGGCTCATAAGGCTGGGACTGAACGGAGACGAGTACAAAACAGCAAGGTTCCACCTGCTGGCAAACCTTGAAGGTGATATCGCCTGGCACGACGGAAGGAGGGCGGCATAATGAAAAGCACAGCAAACAGGCAGAATAACAACACGATAAAATACATAGCTTACGGAAGTAACTTAAACCTTAGACAAATGGCAAGACGCTGTCCCACCGCAAAGGTGGTGGGAACGGCGCTGCTGAAAGACTGGCAGCTGACCTTCAGAGGAGTGGCAACGCTAGAGCCGCAACCGGGTGCAATAACACCGGTAGCGGTATGGGAAATAGACAACATCGCAGAATATGCGCTTGATCGCTACGAAGGCTATCCGCATCTTTACCGAAAAGAGTTCCTCGAGGTAGAATGCAATGGAGCATGGATGAAATGCCTTGTATACCTGATGAACGGCTGTCAAGCAAATATGCCGAGTATCAGTTACTACGAGACAATACAGGAAGGCTACAGGGACGTGGGACTGGACGAGAGCTTCCTAATAGGAGCGCTCGAGGATACTTCGCTACGAATGAAGCAAAGATAACAAACGGGAAATTAATAGAAATGAAACGGGCGCATAAAGTGCCCGTTTTCAATTATGAGGAATATATGGAAATAAGAAAAATAGCGGTCGATAAGTTAAAGGCGGCAGAATATAATCCGAGGAAAGACTTGAAGCCGGGAGACATCGAGTTTGAAAAATTGAAAAGGTCGATTGAAGAATTCGGCTATGTAGAGCCTGTGATTTGGAATGAAAGAACAGGCAATGTCGTAGGCGGACACCAGCGGTTAAAGGTCATGAAGTATTTAGGCCACAGTGAGGTGGACTGCGTTGTTCTTGATATCGACCTCCAAAAGGAAAAAGCCTTGAATATCGCGCTGAACAAAATCAGCGGCGAATGGGATGATACCCTGCTTACCGCATTACTTAAAGATTTATCCGACAGCGGTTTTGATACAACGCTTACGGGTTTTGACATGGCAGAGGTTAGCGAGATGTTTGACGACGAAAGCGGGATTGTGGAGGACGAACCGCCCGAATTAGAACAAGCAGAGGGTAAAAAACCTTTCTCGAATGTCGGCGATATTTGGGAGCTAGGCAAACATCGCCTGATGTGTGGCGACAGCACAAAAGAGGCAGACACCTCTATGCTTATGGGCGGAAATCGTGCGGATTTGTATCTTACCGATCCACCGTACAATGTCAATTACGAAGGCGGAAGCGGGTTGTCCATTCAAAACGATAATATGGACGAAGCAAGCTTTTTGAAGTTTCTGTTAGCGGCGTTTCGATGTGCAAATGCGGTAATCAAGGAAGGCGCAGCCTTCTATATCTGGCACGCGGAAAGCCAGGGAGGAGCTTTTCGCACTTCTTGCGCTAACGCGCTTGGAAAGGTGCGGCAGATGCTCATCTGGAACAAAAACTGTTTTACGATGGGACGAAGCGACTACCAATGGAAGCATGAAGCTTGCTTGTATGGCTGGAAGGACGGGGCGAGTCACTATTTTGTAGACGACAGAACGCAATCTACAGTATTCGAGGACAAGAAGATCGATATCGGCAAGCTAAAAAAAGAGGAAATGCGTGATTTGCTGAAGGAGTTTTTGAGCGACAAAATCTCGACAACCATTATAAATGAGGATAAACCGGCGAGAAACGCAGAGCATCCGACGATGAAACCAATCAAGCTATTAGCTCGGCTCATCAAAAACAGCAGCAAAATCGGTGAAATTGTCCTAGATAACTTTGGCGGCAGCGGTAGCACTCTGATTGCGTGCGAACAGCTTAACAGGGTTTGCTATACGATGGAGCTTGACCCGAAATATGCGGACGTTATCGTAAAAAGATATCTAAAATTCACCAAAGCAGACGAAATTAACCTTATCAGGGATGGAAATAGGATGGTTGTAAAAGCCGCCGATATTCTTTAAGTTATCGGAGGTTTTCCCTAGACTTATTACTTTTTTTAGAGTATTGTTTGTCCCACCAAAAACAAGGAGGACACTATGCAAAACGAAAATGGATTATACATAACAAACGGACTGTTCACGGAAATGCTGCTAGATAGACAGCTGCAATCTGAAGTTGCCGAAGCGTACAACCGCTATCAAAAAAATGACTGGGGTGAGCTGTGTGAGGAGGATAAAGCGCAAAATCTTGAGGCGCTCAATAACGGTGGAAGAACCCTAGGAGCTTATGATACCAGCAAGGGCACAATCTACATCATCACCGATGACACCCAAGCAGAGCCCACGGTAACAACGATTCTGTTCGCAGATGAATATTAAGAGGCGGAAATGAAAGCAGTAATCATAAGAAAGGCAAGTGACGTAAAAGACTGGAAGGAAATCGCCGAAACCTATCATTGTAAAGCCGCCGAGGTAGTAATCGAAAAAACACTAGAGGTAAGCGAGGAAGAGTTTATAAGCCTATGCTCCGACTTCTTCAAAAACAGGGACTACATCACCGCAAACCTTGACGAAATGTACATGGAAAACGGTGTATGGCACTGTATCTTAGTAAAAAGCGCAACGAGCGAAACCGCAATTCTCATCGAGAGCGAGGGTTACGACTACGCGCGGTATACCTCGGTAGTAAGCATAAAGGAGCTATAAAAATGGAGAAAGAAAAAGTTTATTTTGACAGCAAAGGTCCGTCGGGTAATATCTATGACATTATCGGGAAAGCGGGTATCGTTCTCCGCAAGCAGCATAGGCAGACGGATTTCAACACAATGCGCGACCGCGTATTCCAAAGCCACAGCTACCAAGAGGCTCTAATGGTCATACGGGAATACGTGGACTTAATCGACATCGCGAAATAAAAATCAGAAAGCAATCAGCAAGGGTTGTTTTCTTTTGGAGAAAAAACAATGAGCGAGATGAAAAAGAAGTCATATTATGATAAATCTCGCGCAGACAGAGCAGTTGCCTTTATCAATATGCTCAAACACACAAAAGGTGTTTGGCACGGTAAACCGTTCCTTCTTTTGCCGTGGCAGGAGAAGATTGTGCGAGACCTGTTCGGGACAGTAAAGGAGAACGGATACCGCCAGTACAACTATGCTTATATAGAAATACCCAAAAAGCAAGGGAAGTCGGAGCTTGCGGCGGCAATCGCTCTCTATTTAATGGCGGGCGACGGCGAGTGGGGCGCGGAGGTTTACGGCTGTGCGGCGGACAGGCAGCAGGCAAGCATCGTCTTTGACGTTGCGGCAGATATGGTGGACCAGTGCCCGGCACTAAAAAAGCGTATCAAGCCGATACTTTCGCAAAAGCGGCTGATATACACACCACTTAACAGCTTTTATCAGGTATTATCGGCAGAAAGTTACACAAAACACGGTTTGAATATTCATGGCGTTGTGTTCGATGAACTGCACGCCCAGCCAAATAGACAGCTATATGACGTTATGCTTCACGGCTCAGGCGACGCAAGAAAACAGCCCCTGTTTTTCCAAATTACCACAGCAGGCACGGACAGAAATTCTATATGCTGGGAGGTGCACCAAAAGGCGGTGGATATTTTGGAAGGGAGAAAGATAGACCAGACCTTTTATCCCGTTATATACGGAATAAGCGAAAATGCAGACTGGTCTGACGAGAAAAATTGGTACAAGGCTAACCCTTCACTGGATGTGACGGTGGATGTAGACAAATTAAGGGCGGCATATATGAGCGCAAAGGACAATCCTGCGGAAGAAAACCTGTTCCGCCAGCTAAGGCTAAACCAGTGGGTTAAGCAGTCTGTTCGTTGGATGCCAATGGACGTTTGGGACAAATGCGCATTCCCAGTTAACGAAAATGAGCTACTCGGACGCGAATGCTTTGGCGGCTTGGACTTGTCAAGCAGTACAGATATTACGGCGTTTGTATTGGTTTTCCCGCCAAGAAGCGAAAACGAAAAGTATATCATTCTTCCATATTTTTGGATACCGGAAGATACCATAGACCAGCGTGTAAGGAGAGACCACGTACCCTACGACGTTTGGCAGGCAAAGGGAAGCGTTATAAGCACCGAAGGCAACGTAATCCATTACGGCTTCATCGAGACTTTTATCAGCGAGCTTGGCGAAAAGTACAACATAAAAGAAATCGCTTATGACCGCTGGGGCGCTGTTCAAATGTCGCAGAATTTGGAGGGCGCAGGTTTCACGATAGTACCGTTCGGACAAGGCTTCAAGGACATGAGTCCGCCGACTAAGGAGCTGATGAAGCTTACCCTTGAAGGCAAAATCGCCCACGCCGGCAATGAACCGTTACGCTGGATGATGGATAATATCTACGTTCGCACCGACCCAGCCGGCAACATCAAACCCGACAAAGAAAAATCTACTGAGCGTATCGACGGTGCAGTGGCAACCATAATGGCATTGGATAGAGCCTTGAGAAATAGAGAAACGGAGAGTGTTTATAATAGCCGAGGGATATTGATTATATAAGTGATTAATGATATTATAATCAAAAGAGGTATTTTATGGAAACTATTACAAGCATGCAACTTACTGCAAAAAACGTTAATAATTTTGCCGATTATTCTAATGAGGATGATTATAAAGGCTTTATTAGTTGTATAGCGCTTATTGGGCATTACTATATGAAAAATAAAGAATACAAATGTCAGGATTATTTAAATAAATTAAGGAAACACTTCATAAATCTTTGAGAATTTAAGCGAAAGATTTTCGAGATGATTTGCGGCTGACCGAGGAAGAAGGCAATAGCGTTGCCTGCGATGAAGGTCAGACGGAAAGAAGCCGAAAAGATTTGCTTAAAGCTCAAAAGTTTACTTGTTTTAGCTTGTTGTATGGTAAAATATTATCATCAACTGTTACTGGTGACTTATGAAAAATCAGCTTTCCTTTTCCGATATAGAGCAATCCGCCAAGACAAGAGTTACAAAAAGAGAAAAATTTCTTTGCGATATGGAAACCATTGTGCCTTTTAAAAGATGGGTGGCAATGATTGAGCCGTATTATCCTAAAGGCGAAAGAGGCAGACCTGTGAAAGGCATAGAGAAGATGCTCCGAATGTATCTTTTGCAGATTTGGTTCAATCTTTCTGATGAGATGTTGGAGGATTGCATTTACGACAGTTATTCCATGAAAAAATTTGCGGGCATTGATTTGCTGGAAGAAAATGTTCCCGACGCAGTTACGTTGCTAAGGTTCCGCCATATATTGGATAAAAACGGCTTGCAGAAGCGTATTTTTAAGGATTTATCCAAAGAACTTGCCGCGCGCAATTATCTGATGAAAGAAGGTACCGTAGTGGACGCAACCATCATATCGGCACCCAGCTCGACCAAAAACGAGGAAAAAGAACGCGACCCCGAAATGGCATCTACAAAGAAGGGAAACAACTGGTATTTCGGATGCAAAGCGCATATCGGCGTAGACAAAGAGAGCGGTTTGGTGCATACGGTAGAAGTAACAAGCGCCAATGTCCACGACAGCACACCCGCGCTGAAGCTGTTGACTGGCGAAGAAAAAGAGGTCTACGGTGACAGCGGTTATCTCGGTATGGACAAGCAAGAAAATGCGCCCGAAAACGTCAAATATGAAATCGTACAGAGAAAAAGCACTACGGAAAAAATCGAGAACGGTCTTATGCGCGCCTTAAGGAAAGCAAGAGAACGTCAAAAATGCAGCATTCGGGCAATCGTGGAGCACGCGTTTCACATCTTGAAGTGCAGATTCGGTTACCGCAAGGTACGATATTCCGGACTCGCCAAAAACGAAAGTCATATAAATATGCTCTTTGCCTGCGTTAATCTTGCAAAGCTCATCGGTAAAATTAAGGCAGATAAACCGATTTATCCACAAACCATAGGATAAGTCTGTCCAAAAACAGCAAAAAC